AGTTTTAGCAGTTTTACAAAAAAATATTTTAGAACACATAAGTTTAATGGCACAAGAGCAAGTTCAATTAGAATTTGTGCAAGAATTACAAGAACTACAAGCTATTTCTGTTCAAATGCAACAAATGGGAGCTACAAATCCAGCAATGATGGGTGGAATGATGCAAAATCCACAAATTATGCAGCAACAAAAACGTATTCAAGAGATTACAAACGCAATCGAGTCAAGAAAAGCTATTTTAATTGCTGAAATGACTAAAGATTATGTTGCAGAAGAAGAAAAAATTAGTGGTGAATTTGGTGGAGACCCTCTTGTTAAGTTAAAAGCTAGAGAAATTGACTTAAGAGCAAGAGATAACGCAAGAAAAGAGGACGAAGGCCAAGAAAGATTGAATCTTGATAAGATGAGAGCCATGATGAACCAAGAAAACCAAGAAGCGAAGCTAAAACAGAACGAAGAATTAGCTGGTTTGCGTGCTGGAGTATCATTAGCAAAGCAACAAATGGCTGATGCTAGTAAGATTCATGATTTTGGTAGAAACTTTAAGAAAAAATAGTTATAATCAAACAATAAGGAGAACAATATGACTAAAGATTATTTAAGAGGTCAAGGATTTGTCAAAGAACCTAAAGTTGAGAACGAATTAGGTGTTGGCAAAGATGGAATGCAACAAGGTGGTATACCTGTTGAAATGACTGACCCAGATAAGTCTCAAGTGGTTGATGTTAAAGGTACAAGACGTATGAGACCTGACAAAAAACCAGTTAAAGCAACTTGGTACTAGTATGGCTTGGTTCAGTTTAGCAAAGATTGCTATGCAAGCTGGCGCAAAGATATATTCTAACCGTCAGAAAACTAAAATGGCAATGTCTGATGCACAATTAATGCATGCAGAAAAAATGGCCCGTGGTGAGGAAGCTTACCAGGGCAAATTATTGGAAGCGAGACAATCCGATTGGAAAGACGAATTCGTATTGATCATATTGTCGGCTCCGATTATAGTTTTGGCCTGGGCAGTCCTATCGGACGATCCGGCTGCAATGGAGAAGGTGAAGTTATTCTTCGAGTACTTCTCTACACTACCGTCATGGTTTACAAACCTGTGGATCCTTGTCGTGGCGAGTATTTTTGGAATAAAGGGCACACAGATATTTAGGAACGGAGGAAAAAAATAATGGCAAACCCTAGATTTAATAAACAAGTTGCACAACCTAGAGTCGCTAGAAAAGGCGGCGGTATGGGTGGCAGAACTGGCGAGATGATGTACTCAAGAGGATATGGTATGGGTATGAAATCTAAAAGAAAACCTACTGAACTTATGGACAGAGGCGCTATGAAAAAAGGCGGCAAAGTTGGTAAGAAAAAACAAGGTTACAAAGCTAGAAAAGATGAGTCTATTGCTATGAGAATCAAGAAGAAAAGAACGAAGAAGCAATTAAAAGCTTCTAGAGATGAGTCTTACGGAAGATTCGGTAGCAAGATGAAGAAAAAAGGCAAAATCAATAGATAATGCGAGGCCAAAAAAAAGTTAAGAAAGTCATGCGTGAGTTTAAAAAAGGTAAACTCACAATTGGCGGTTCTAAAAAGAAGGTCAAAAATCGTAAACAAGCTATTGCAATCGCTCTATCTGAAGCAGGTATGAGCAAGAAAAGGAGAAAAAAATGAGACCAGTACCAGCAGGTAAAAAAGGAAAAGGTCTACGTAAACTTCCTAAAGCCGTTAGAAACAAAATGGGCTTTATGAAAAAAGGTGGACGAGTTAAGAAGAGGAAAAAATAATGGCGGGAAAAGGTTTGTACGCAAACATTCACGCTAAAAGAAAACGTGGAGGCAAGATGCG